ATGGACAAAGAGCACGCCCTGGACTTCGAGCTCAGGTTGAAAGCACTCGAGCATGTCGTAGCAGCGCTGTTTGCCGACCTGATCAAACGCGGATCGTATCGATCAGAGGAACTCCATTCGCTCCGAACTGCGGTTGATGCCGAGCTTTCGAAGGAAACATATGGGGAGCTCGGCGCAGAATGGTCCGATCATGTGGGCGATGAACTCCATCGACGTGCGACCGAGTTGCTCGACCACATCCGCAAGCTGGCGCTTCGGTGAGCCCGCATGCACGACCTGGCCACCTTGCCCGCAGCCAGGGCACCCCATATTGCGCGTCAGCCCAGCTTCTCCCCATCCAGCACAGCAAGGGCGTCCTTCGCGATGGCTTCGGCCAACCACCCAGGGCTTGAGAACGGGCCGCTCGCGGCGGCGGCTTCCTGATACGCTATGAAGGCATGCGCCTTCATCCAGAGACCTCGCTCGGTCCGCGCCGCTTGATCGACCAGCGCCTGAACGGCCGCCATTACCTTCGCGGCTTCATGCCCGACCTTGTTATCGGCTGCGGTGAAGCCGCTCGCGTCGCGTGCGACTTGCTTCGCTGCCTCGTATTCTTCCGCATAGAAGTAGATCGGCAGCCATTCGGTGGGGTGAAGGACACCGTCGACCCTGCGATGGGTTCCAGCCATCCGGCGGGTGGTCAGCACAAAGCGGCCGCGGCGGCTGGCTGGGTCGCTGGGCTCGACCGGCATTTCAGGCCCATCCTCGTAGTCAACGCTTGGGCCGAAGTCTTTGCGCACGATGTCGGGGGGCGGCTCAGGCGCGATCTGCATGTAGGCCTCTCGGGCTTCCACGCGCCTGGCCAGGGCATCGTGAAATGAGCGCTGCGCTTCGACGATCGCAGCATGAAGGCGGAGCAGATCGGGGTTTTCGCCTTGGGCGGTGCCAGCCTCGGCAACTGCCGGCGCGGCGCCGACGATCGCGACGGCGCTGCCGGCGGCGGTGTTGCGGAGAAACTGGCGTCGAGACAAAGCCGGCGCGGTAACCATGTCGCTAGCTTCTCGGCTGTCTTTGAGCGTTTGCATGGGCTGGCTCTTTCATAAATCGGCAATACATTGTATCTATATCGTTGCCTTGTATCTGTCAATACCACGTATCGATAAAGGTACAATGTATTTATGACGCCATTGCAAGCAAGGGCGGCGCGCGCGCTGCTGAAGTGGGGAGTTCGGGACGTCGCAGAGCGTGCAAAGGTCACGCCGAACACGGTCAGCCGGCTTGAACAGGACGAGCCAGGCCCGAGGGGGCCGCAGCCGGTGACAGTCGACGCGGTGCGACGGGTCTACGAAGAAGCAGGCGTCGAGTTCATCGACGCCGACGGCGTTCGCCTGAAGCCGTCAAAGCGTTCTTGATGGTCACAGACCTCCGCGATTCCATGCGCGGTTTCGAATTCGCTCTGCGGCGATCGCCGGGTCGCTGATAGCCTTCCCCTGGCCCTGCAGGTTTCACGTACCCGGTTCTCCGGTCGATCCAGCGGTCGACGGCCTCAAGCAGGTAGGTCTGCAAAATCGGCTCTGGCTTTGGGAACCCGGCGGCCTCGAGTTCGGCGCGCTTCTCAGCGAACACGCTCGGCGTGACCCCGAGCCGCCGCGCAATCTTTTTCATCGAAACCATTCGAGGCGTCATCGTCCACATGATGTCCGATCGCGGGCTGCTCGACATCTTGGGTCTCCTTGCATCTCGATTACCGCTATCCACAGGAACGGCAGGACGTCGCGTGTTGCAGACTGCCGCCTGATCGCGGCTCGATAGGGCATGAGCAGAAAAGCCGCCAGGATCACTTACGACGAAGTCACCCGGATGGTGAAGGCCGTCCGGGATCTCGGCTTACCGATCAACCGCATCGTCTTCGACGGGCACCGAGTGTCTGTTGTGATAGGGCCGGCCTCGCCGCCTTCCAATGATGGCGATGCATACCTCGATGCCGAGTTGGCGGCATGGGAGGCAAGACAAAGCGCACGCGATGCGAGACCTCTGTTCCGTGAGCCGAAACTATGAGCAGGCCGGCCGTTATCCCAATGGGCAGCTGGCCCGCGCGCATGTCGCCGGAGCTCGCCGCCGGCTACGTGGGCGAGCGGACCGCCGAGGCCTTCCTGCGCCGAGTCGGAACGGAGTATCCGCAGCCCGTCGTCGATGAGGGCAGCGGCAAGGGCCGCAGGCGCCTTTGGCTGAAGCAAGACCTGGATCGAAAGCTCGGCATCCTCGATGACGGCAGAGATCCACCACTGGCTGATTTTTGAGGCGCCGCCGATGACGCAGAACGACTCCGCGCCTCGCGTCTACACGCCGGCCATGCTCGCCGAGCGCTGGCAGTGCTCCGAGCGGCATGTCCACAACCTGATTGCCACCGGCGTCCTGCCGTCCTTCCGGCTCGGCGCGAAGCTGGTGCGAATTCGCACCGAGGACGTCGACGCCTTCGAACGTCAACCTTGCTCCCCACGGTCATCTTCGAATGTAACAGGAACCGTGGTCGATGTCAGGTCGGACCCAGTGGCGCGCGCGAGGCTCAGCGGCTTGCGTCGGCGATCCACGCGGACCTGAGCCCTCAAGCGTCATTCCAACGCCGCCCGCAATGCCGAGCTATCGGACTGGCCTGGCAACGTGATCGCTATGGTGACACGCCAAGAACCGCACATCGGGCACCGTAGCTTCCGCTTCAGGTCGGCGAGCTCGCACCGCCGACCGCGTGTCAGCATGAGCGTCATCAGATCAGGCTCGATCCGAAAACCGCACTCTCTGATCGATTTCAGCCCTTCCCGACCTCCCCATGCGCAGCGCACATGAATGCGACCGCCGGCGCGGTACAGATCGTGCAGCGTCTCGATCGCCACCGTCGGTCAGGTGAGCACCTGGCCGCGCGGCCGCTCCCAATCGGGCGACCGGTCGTTGAGCACGTTGACGGCTCGCTTCAGCGCGACGCGCAACTCGCCGAGGGCTTCGTAATGGGCGTTGAACGGCACGAGCCACGCCTCGCCCTGGGCGATGTGGCTTTCCAGTCGCGAAACGTCGTTCTCGATCTCATCGAGGATGCGAGCGTTGATTTTTTCATAGCGCTTGGTGCGCGGCATCGTGGCGAAACTCCATCCCCGAGGTTGATGGTGATCGCCGCCCCTGACGCCGATTTATGCCGGAGCGAGCCCCGGGAGTCGAGGTGCTCCTTGACACATTTGTTCCTTTTTTGTTCACTGTCGGTCCGGTGAGTGTCAGTAGGTGTGTCAGTGATCAAAATCTCGGTGCCAACGGCCAACCCGGCAGAGCTTCAGCGTGGCCTCGAAGCGGCTGCGGCAGTGTTCAAGGAAAGAAACGTCGACCCGCGCGACGGCGCCGACGGGCTCTTTGCCCTGGAGGGGTATGACCTCTCCGGTTTCGATCCCACGGACGCGCCAAGCGACGCGGAATGGGCAGCTATCGAGGCCTGGCAGCGGGCCGGCGAGGCCGCGCTTGAGGCGGTCTGCCGAGATTGGAGCGCTGACCGCAAGCGACCCGATTCAGCGCGGCTGCAGGTGATCATCCACGAAGCCCAGACAGTCGACCGCGCGACGGCTTTGACGCGGCTGCGGGCACTGGCGGGAGCGGAAGCCGGTAGAAGGGAATTCGGGGAGCCGACCCATGCAATGTTGGCGGACGTGGTTGCTGACGACCTCGAAGACCGTGACGTCGCCTTCGAACTCGTCGCGGCCGTGACGATCGCTTACACCACACTGTCGCTGTCGCAGTTTCATCCCGACGAGCCGATCGAGCCTAAGAGGCAGGCACTGCGTGACGCGATCGATCAGCTCGAGGTGGGGACGGCGGCCCTGCTCTCATGAAGACGGTCAGCCTTTTGCCCGAGCGCAAGGTCGTCCCGAAGCTCATCGTCGTGGCAGCTTTCGACCGCGACGAGGAAGGTGAGTTGCAGGCCGCGTACGGCCCCGCGGAGTCGATCAGCGAGGAACGTGCAATCCGGACCGCCATGGCGCTGGCATCGAAGCATGCCGGCGCCATTGCCTGGTCGCGTGACGCCAACCCGTCGATCGGAGAGTACGGCCCGCCGAAGACGCTCTACGTTCGAGGTGACGTGCCCGACATGGAGTAGGCGAATTTACAGCTGACGACCGACTGAGAGCGGGCACATCAGTCCTGTTTCCCGCCGGGGATTACACTCAGATTCGGTTCCACAGGCTCGCCGGGGCCAAAGCCGCCGATGAACATTCTGAACCAAAGGGCAACCTCGACGAGCTGGGGTTGGATTTCGGCCTTTTCCTCCATGCTGGCGGCAAGCTCCTCAATCATCGCATCCCAATTTTTCCGCGTGACGATATCGTCCTTTACCAGCAGCTCGATGATCAGCTTTATCGCTGTCTGGTTGGCCGCGAGCCTAGCTTCGAGCTTCTTCAAGTCACTTGTCATGGCCACGCCCCATTTGTGAATTGGTCACCGACGCGGTTGCCCAGTCCCCTCGGCCTCACGCCGCTCGAGTTCGTGCTCGATCGCATCGCGGATAAAGATCGCCATCTTGTTGGGGCCGACTAGGGCTTCGATGCGATCGCGTACGTCCTTCGTCAGCCGGACGCCGGTCATCTTCGTTTCTGAATCCTTGCTCAGCGGTGGGCGCCCCATCCGCCGAGCATTATCCGCGGTGCTGGTTGCTGTCAAAAACACGTCTCCCGAATTAACCGATACCGGTTATTGACACGTATAAGCGATAACGCTTACATGTAAGCGATAACGGTTATGGGAGCAAGGGCAATGACCGCGCACGCGTACTTCACCACCTTTGCCAACCTGGCGAAGGTCCTTTCAGGCAACCCGGAACCGCGCATCGGCGACGTATGCGCTTGGCGGCAGCGCCAGCCCGACAACCCCTACCCGCACTTCGCCTGGGCGCTGCAGTCGTTCGTGCGCGCCGATGCGATGACGTCCGTCCGAGAGGCCAAGGAATGGCTCCTGAAGCGTCTGAAGCTGGAGGAGTCGAAGCGCGACGGCACGTTCGATCTCTGCCGCGGTGGCGAACCGCATTGGTCCTACAGCCCGAACGATGTGTTCTCCCTGCGCAGCCTGCTGGCGCTGATCGAGCGCTTCGAAGCCGACGAGGTCGGCCGATGAACAAGACCGTCCGCAACGCCGTCGAGCGAGTCGACGTGCAGCCCGTTTCGGCCGAGGCCGAACTGTTCGCCATGGTCGAGCGCGCAGCGCGCGACACGACGGTCGACGTCGAGAAGATGAAGCAGTTGCTGGAGATGCGCGAACGCGAGCTTGCCCGTCTGGCAAAGGTTGCTTTCAACGGGGCGATGGCGGCCGCGCAGAAGGCCATGCCGCGAGTGCTCAAGACGCTGATGAACGAGGCCACCAAGTCGTTCTATGCGCCCTATGACGCGATCAGCGAGGCCATGCAGCCGGTCATCACTGAGAACGGTTTCGCGCTGATGTTCGGCGAGGCCGATTCGCCGAAGCCGAATCATGTCCGGATCACCTGCGACGTGCTGCATGTTGCCGGCCACGCCAAGGCGTATCACGCCGACGTGCCGATCGACGCCGCAGGCCTGCGAGGGAACGCCAACAAGACGCCCACGCATGCCTTCTCGTCGACCGTGAGCTACGGCCGGCGGAACCTGAAGCTGATGATCTTCGACGTGGCCATGAAGGAAGCGGCGCCGGCGGTCACTGTGTCCGGAAACAGCGAGAGCGGCCCGATTTCGGCCGAGCAGGCCAACGCCATCCGCGCCCTGCTGAAGTCGACGGGAACGACCGTCGGGCGGCTCTGCACCTGGCTGAAGGTCGAGGCCCTGCCTGATATCCCGGCTTCGCAATATGAGCGGGTGATCAACGCCCTGAACAACGCCGGCCGGGAGCTGAAGCAGGCGCGCAAATGATGCAGATCGTCGATTGCGTGCAAGGTTCGCCGGAGTGGATACGCGCCCGCATGGGCCGCCCGACGGCATCGCAGTTCGCGGCGGTGCTGGCGAAGGGCGAGGAAGGCAAGACGCGCCGGACCTACATGCTGAAGCTGGCGGGCGAAATCCTGACGGGCGAGCCGGCCGACTGGTATTCCAACCGCCACATGGAGCGCGGCCGGGAAATGGAGCCGGAGGCGCGCGCTTATTACGCCATGGTGCGGAACGTGGATCCTCAGCTTGTCGGGTTCGTCATCAACGGTCCGGCCGGCTGCAGCCCCGACGGCTGGATTGGCAAGAAGGGTGTGCTGCAGATCAAGACCGCCGCGCCGCATGTGCTGATCGAGAAGCTGATCGCCGACCAATTCCCGCTCGAGCACAAGGCGCAGTGCCAGGGCGAGCTATGGGTGTCGGAACGGGAGTGGGTTGACCTGCTCGTCTACTGGCCGACGCTGCCGCCGCTGCTGAAGCGGGTCGTGCGCGACGAGGCGTTTATTGCCAAGCTCGAGGCGGCCGTGAAGGCCTTCGCCGAGGAACTTGCCGAACTGGTAGACCGCATCCGCGCCCTGACCGATCCGGGCATGCTTCGCCGCCAGTTGACGCAAAGCTTGGCGCTGGCGGACAGTTGATTGATGAACGGCATCATCCTCGCCTGCCTGGCCATCGTAGCCCACGACGGCGATTCGCCGCTCTGTGACGGTATTCTGCTGCGCGACATGGGGCCGGGCAAACCCTTCGTCTCGGGCTTCGACACCCCCGAGATCGAGAGGGCAAGGTGCGACCGGGAACGCATGCTGGGCGAGGCAGCGAGGGATCGCTACCAACAGCTGCTCGACCGCCCCGGCACATACGTCGTTGATAGCGGGAAGCGAGATCAATTCGATCGACCGCTTGTGTGGGTGCTACTCTCTGACAGAACCCCGGCGGGAACGATCCTGCTGAAAGAATGGCATGCAGTGCCGTGGCCAAACGACAAAGATTGGTGCGATGAGCAGAGACGATGACTGGCGCCGCGTGAGCGAAATGGCGGGCCTCGACGAGCACGAGGGCATCCTGCCACCCGACGCGTCCCAGAAGCTCAGCCGGGAGCCGGCGGCCTGGTGGAAGACTGGCGCCAGCCGTGCCGCGAAACCGGACACGGTGTCCGAAAACAAAAAAGCCCGCTGACCGTTCCGCCAGCGGGCACGAGGTGATGCTTGGGAGGCGCCCGGTTATGCCGCCGGGCTCGGTTTCGCTATTCCTCGCGCTTCGGCGCGAACCGGCGCCAGATCAGCTCGAACACGAAGTCGCTGAGCCACATGGCGCAGGTGCCGATCAGGAAGGCGGCGGCGAGCACGGTTTGCGCGTCATCGTCCGGCATCGGCAGGCCAAGCAGCTTGCCGTAGTGGATCGTCGGCAGGGTGAGATAGGCGGCCGCCAGGGCACCGCAGATCGGTGCGGCGATCGCCTCTCGGAACTTGAACTGCTTGCGCGAGAGCGAGCGCAGCACGCCGCCCAGGCCGCCGGCAACGAAGACCTCCGGGTTGACGCCGATCGATTGGAGCAATTCGCCGAGGGTCACTGCTTCCACCCGCACCAAGCGGCGCCTTTGCGATTGTGAGCGTTGATTTCGTCGATCTCAGCTCGCGGTGTCTCCGGGGTCGCGTCCCGGCGCGGCTCGTTGTGCCGGCACCAGATCAATCGTGGATCTTCGAAAGGTGCCGGCGTGACGCAGCCGGCGAGCACCGCCAGCGTCGCGACCAGGATCAGCGCTTTGCCCATTTCAAGGCCTCCTCACGTGCCGCGGCGTCGGACTGATCCTTGACCGCCTTTTCGATGTCGCTGGCCTCACGGTCCATTTCGTGAAGCTCCTGTTCGGCCTTACGCCGCTCACGCTCGCGCTGAGCCTCAGCGGCCGTGCTGCCTGCCTTCCGGCCTGCGCGGTAGACGAACGCCAGCGCGACGGCTGCAGCGGCCGCCAGCAGCCCGCGCAGGCCAAGGAAACGCCATGCAGCGAAAAGGGCTCCTGCGGCCAGCGGAGCCCATATCCACCACGGGATGAAGTCGAGGAGCCAACCGAGCATGACGGCACTCCGGGAAAGGGGGTGCCCGGCAACCGGCCGGGCGCGGTGCCTTGTCAGGCGGCGGCGCGGAGCTTTTCGCGCAGGGCGAAGCCCATCAGCGGCCACACCTGCCGGATGGCGTCTTCGCGAGCGAAGTTGCGGCCGAGCTCGGCGTTGAAGTTCGCCGGATCGGCTGGCGCTGCCTTGCCAATGATGGTGAAGCCGTTCTTCATCACCAAGATGCAGATCGTCAGCACGGCGAGATCGGGGTGAACCGGGACGCCTTCGCCAAGGGCCTTGTCGCCGGTCATGAAATACTCGGCTGCGATGTTGGCCTTGATGTCGTCGAGCGAGACACGGTTCGGCGTCTTCGCAACCTCGGCTGACATTCTGTCGGTGAGCTGCACGGAGTCCATGACTGTATCCTTTCCAGTCTTTGGGCATTGCCGGGAACCGCCGGCGCGGATCACGCTGCAGGGCGGCGAAGCAGCCAGCGCCAGACGTTCCGGCCGTTCGGCACCAGCCACACCCAGAAGCCGGAGAAGGCCGCGACGACGGCGTCGATGCCCCACGTGGCCAGGTTCTGGAGATCGGCCGCCACGCCGAGCGCGGCGGCATCAAGGCCGAACTCCCGGAGCAACCAGCGCGACAGGAGAGTCGCGGCGAGCACCGCGAACAGCTTGTTGTAGTTTTTCACTGGCAGAGCACTCCGAACCAGTTGCAGGGGAGATTGGCGACGTAGACAGCGGCAGCGCCGGCCAGGAGCACGATCGCCGCGATGATGCCGCCCTTGTTGGCGACCGGCGCTTGTGGCGCGGGTGCGTCGTTCTCGTCGTCGACCACAGGAACCGGGGCAGGCGCGGGCTCGATCGGCGGGGCGGGCTCGCTCAGGTCGGGCAGGTTGGTGTTCGTCGCCGGCGGCACGGGCGGAACCGGCTGCATGTCCTTCGCCGGATCAAACGGTGTGTCGCGAATCTCGCGCCAGTGGTTGTGCCGATCGGCGAGCCGGCCGTGATAATTGTGGACGGCGTAGCCCTCGCCGTTCCACGTCTCGGCGATCTGCGCGCAGTCCGCGGGCCTGGTCGGACGGGAGAGCGCGCGCAGCCGGCGAAGATCGTCGTCGATGCCCCATTTGACTATGAGCCGGACGCTGCAATTCAGGTGGTTCTCGGCGTCGTCCATGAAGGCCGTCACCATGTCCTGCACGCTGACATAGCCGCAGTCGGCGAACCACTTGCCGAGAATCTGAGAGCCGCCCCACGAACACGACATGAGGGCCGCGGCCTCGTCGATCTTCATCGCCTTCAGCAGGCGCGTGTAGCTCTCGGCCGGATAGGCACCCGGCTTCCACTTCGGGTAGGCCAGCCCCTCCTTCACGGCGCGGTCGCGCTTCGCGCCCTTGCCGAGCTGCGCATAGAACAGGTGGGGCTCGAATAGCATCTTCGGCCTGCCCTGCCCGTCGAACGGGGCGCCGGACGCCTCGACGTCGATGAAGGCGTGGAGCTCGTCTTCCCCGACGCCGATCAGGTGGCCGATGCGGGGCAAATCGATGTCGTCGAGCCGCTTCGCGCGGCCCTTGAAGGTCGTGTCCATGGGGTTTCCTTCCGCCGTAGCGGCCTGGTTGGGGATCGTTAAAACTGTCGGCTGCAGCTCAACCCGAATGCAGGGAGCCGCGCTGGAACGTGCGAGGAGCCCTTGCGCGCTTCACGGGCGCGTGAGGGTCAGGACCTGGCTGGAGCCCTGGCTCCGGCTGGGTCCGCTGCGTCAGCCTGCCTGAAACAGGCTGTAGATGCGGCCCTCATTGCCATCGTCGGCAAGGAAAGCCTCAAGGTTTTCGGTGATCGCCTCGACCTGGTCGTTGAAGGCCTGACAGTCGGCGTTGTTCACCGCGAACACCACGTTGTTGCCGGCCTGAAAGTTGGTGGCCGAAAACGGTTGGGTCATGTTCCCGACCTCACGGACCATGCCGCGGAGGTTCTGGAAATCCTCGATTGCGCTGAGCAGTTTCGCCGCGGCGGTGGCCGCGAGCTGCCCGCCCGGCGTGGATGCGTCGTATCGAATGTGCGCCATTTCAAATCAACTCCAATAGCTCCTTCATCGCTTCCTCGGTTTTCCCCTGCGCGAGCAGGGAAAGGGCATGCGCCTTGCGCTCGGCGCGCTGGCGCTCGATCAGAGCGCCACCGTTAGCGACTGCCTCGGCCGGCGACGGTGGCTCCGCAGGGTCGAACGCTGCCAGTATGGCTGCAGCATTGGCGCGCTGCTGCTCGGTCGCCTCAGGCGTGAACTGGATCTCCCACGTTTTCTTGTCCTCCATGAGCCCGATCGACACGCCGTAGATCGGCGCGACGGCCTTGACCGCGACGTCGAGGCGTTCTGCTGCGGTGTTCCTCATGCCCATACAGCTCCCATGATGCCGGACTGAAATTCGGTGCCGCCATTGTCCCCGTACCAGGTGCCGGTACCGGTGGCCGTCGAGCGCTCGAGCCAAGTGAGGATATGCCGGCCGATGCCGGGGCGGCCTTTGTACTTCGCGAGGACATACGTGGTGTAGGTGGTGACCGGCACGGACGCGATGCCGTTGATGCAGTCAGCGGACATCGCGTTGGTCACGTCGACACCGATCGCGGCAATGCCGTTCGGGCCAGCCGAGCTGTTGCCGTACGACACCATGACTTCGGCCTCTGCCATGTCCTCGTCGAGCCCGCGCACCATCTCGAGCTGATTGGCCGTGCTGGCGCGGGCCTGCCGATAGTTGTTCGTCGTGTAGGTCCAGCTGTTGGTGGCCTCGAGCACCTTCATCGAGCGCAGGACGCGATTGACGACGTTCCACACATTGCGCTTGGCGAGGCTGTCCTCGCACTGCTTCGACCCATCGGAATAGATGGTGCCGAGATAGCGCCTCGCCGTCGCGCCACTCTTGACGAGAATGCCATCCTGAAGCGCGAGAGTCGTCGCGCGCGTCGTGTCATCCGTCCACGCGACAAGGTCGAGCGTCAGGGTGCCGGCGTTGTCGTACAGGAACAGGTCGTGTGGCTTGCTGGCCGATCCGCCGGAAAGCGCGATCGAGCGCTCCGTGAATGTGTACGGGGACCAGCCGGAGGTGCCGTTGTAGAGCCAGACCTTGTTGCCCTTGAACGGCGTGAAATACACCGTTCCGGCGGCAGTGACATCCGATGTCGTGACAGCGACACCAGTGGTCAGCGTCAGACGCCCCTCGCATGTCGCGTGCCGGCCGTCGGCGGGCGCTGCCGAGGCACGCTGAAACCAGAGCATACGCCAGTTGCCGCCACCTTCCGAGACGAGCTCGGCCGTGTCATTCGCGGCGGTGTAGATATCGACCGCGCCGGGCAGGATGAGCGATGTGGCATGGTGGGTGAGCTTCAGCGCGCCGTCGAAGACTACCCGACGCACAACGCCGGCGGTCTTGGTGCCGAGAGCCGTGATGCCGACCGTGCCGGTGATGTGAATGAACTGCCCGGTCGCCGCGCCGATGTCGGTCGTGGCCGCCGAGGCGACGTTCGCGCCTTTGGTCGACAGATTGTCATGCGCGCCGACAGCCGTGTTCGCCCCGGTGAAGCCCTTCGCGATCGAGCGCACCGAGTTGAAAATCGCATAGATGTCGTCGATGACGCTGTTGAACTTCGCGCTTTCGACCGGGGTTTGAGCGACCGCAGTCGTGCCGGCAGGTTTCGACGCGACGTCGCTACCGTCGAGGGGCATTAGGCGTCTCCATGGAGATCGGCTTGAAGGTTGAGGCGCGGCGGCGCATAGTCCGCCGGCCAAGGGGAGGTTCAGACGTGTCGGACGATCGCGAACGGAAAGAGGAGCCAGCGCCAGGCCACTGGGTGACCGACTATTTGCTGCCCTGGTTTGTTTTGATCCCGATCGCTGTTGTTGTCGGGCTCTACTTCGCCAAGCCGTCGATTATGGCGTGGGCCAAGGAAAACCCGATTTGGGCGGCCGCTATTCTTGTGGTCGGTCTAGCAGTTGCTCTGCTAGTGGGGTGGTTAGTGGATAGAGATTCCGCGCGCCGAGCGCGGAAGTAAGCCGCTCTATGAGCAGCTGGGACGCTTGGTCGCGCGCTGTGATCTGGGACGCAGCGTCAAAGACGCCCGAGCCGGCCGGCCGGGTGAGAAGATCGGCAACATCAGCGTAAAGCGATTCCTTGCGCAGCAGCTTGTCGATTGGGCGTGCGCCCGTGGCCCACTGCAGAAGACGCTGCGACGCCTTGATCCCCTTGCCCTCCTGAAACATGAGCGAAACTGCACCGGGATCGGTCATGTCGTCGACCATCCGATCGGTTGCCTGCCGAGCGAACGTCTTGGAGTTTTCAGCGACCGCCGCGCGGAGGTCGAAGGCTTTCGCTGCTTGGTCGAGGCTCTTCAGAAGATCCTCTGACCCTTCGCCGAGCAGCAGCGCGAGCTTTTCTTTGCTGGCGCGTGAGGACAGCATCTTGAGCGCAAGGATCGCCTCACGGGCAGGAACGTCGCCGTCCATGACAGTTCGCTGCACGTTGGCCATCAGCTCGTCGATGTGCGATCGCAGGCCCTGCGAGACAGCCGAGCGTTCGGCTACCGTCATGCCGGCAAGCTGGTCGGCAACCTCGTCGCGCGCCATGCCTGAGGAGAGCATTTTCGAGCCGAGGAGAACTGCCTGCGATCTGCGGATAGGGTCAGCAGCCGTGGCGAGCGCGGTTTCGTACTGTGGGACCAAAGTCTTGAGTTTGTCGCGAATTTCGTTCGAAAGATTGCCGTATGCGCGGCCCGTCGCCGTGGTGCCGCCGAGTTTGCCGGTTGCGTTCGCGGCGTCCGCCACCTCGTTGAGGCCGCGGGTGATATAATCGAGCTGCATCACGTCGGGTAGCGTCTCGAACGTCACGGAACCATCGTCGCTGATTTTGGCGATGATCTGTTTGGACTGATGTCCCTCGACACGCATCAGGTTGTTGGCAGCCTCGATGGCCGATTTCGGCACGCGGGTCTTGACCATGGCCTCAATCGCCATGCCATCCGGCGACGCATAGTCGATCGGCTGCGCATAGGCATCGTCGTACGCGCTTCCACGCGCCGAAGCGGTGCCGGTGCGAATGTCCTTCCTGGCGGTGTAAACACCTTCCGGTGCACCGAGCGAGCGGTTGAGCGCGGCGGTTACGTCCTCGCTTTCGCCAGCAACGCGTTCCGAAATGCGCTGACTCGCCAAACGCCCGCCCTTACCGCTGTGTTGAATGGCGGTGTCGAGAATCTTTCGTGCGTTTGGACCTGCATCGGCAGCCATGGCGCGCGGGCCTGCCGCGGCGATGTTGGCTTGCCCCGCTTCGCCAAGGGTGCCGTCAGCATCCGCGACTTTTCCGAACAAGCGCAGGCTTTCTGGGGATGCGTCAACCGATCGCGCGGTCGGGTTGTTGGCAAACCAGTCTGCGAGCTTCTGACGGGCATAGCCGCTCCCGGCAGCGACTGCCGGGATGCCAAAGCCAAACGCGGTTCCAAACCCGCCTTCCCACAAAGCGTTGGCCAGCCGGTTTTCGACACCACCCTCTCCAGACCCGAACCCATGCGCTGCGCCGCCGATGCCGCCGATGCCGGTGCTGACACCTATGCGGCCGACATTCGTCGCCGGCGTTGGGAACAGTTTTCCAAGCAAGCGCGCCAGCACCACGCCCGCGCCAAGCTGGCCCGTGAGGCGAGACAGCGGAAAGTTCTCCATGTCGCTCTCGTGCGCGGCTCGCTCCTCGGCAAGATTGGCGCCGTAGTCGCCTGCCCCTGCCAGCGTGTCCACGCCGGCAAAGGCTTCGTCCGCGGCGCCTGAAAGCGCGATGTCGGAAGCGCCGCGGCCGGCAGCGCCGAAAATACCGGCCCCTGCATCGCTGGCACGCTCAGCCCAGTCTGCGAAATCCTTGCTGCTGGCGATGCTGCCGGACGGCATTGCAATGCCGGCGTCGAGGCTGCCGAAGGCCGGGAGGAAAACATCCTGCTCGTTGAGCGGACGTTCCGATTGGGAGCTATCCGAGGCCGCCGCAAAATTGCGGGTGGCATGTTCTCCCAAAGCATCAATGAAACCCATGATGCCGGTGCGCGCTGCGGCCGCAGGAGCGGCGACATCTGCCGGGGTCGGCCGGCCGTCACTTGGCGACGGCGCAGAAGCTGCGGCGGCCGAACGCGCCTGATCACCGGCGGCCGGCGCAGCGGCACCGCCGAGCGACTTTTTCAGCGCGTTGAGCGCGCCTTCCTGATTTTCGCCGGTGACCTTGTATTTCCTGCCGTCCGGGCCGGTGATGAGAAATTCGGGCATGCTACGGGCTCACCGGTTCGATCGTGTAGCCGTCGATCTCGACGATGGCTTTCTTCCGCCACTGGTTGAAACCCTCGTATGGGTTCGGCAGAGCGCGGATCAGCCGCTCGGCTTCCTGCCAGGTGATGCCGTTCGGATCGCCTGCAGCGGCAAATGCACGGCCGGCAATCTCGGCCGCTTTCAGCTTGTGTTCCTGCAGAGCGGCAAAGGTCGACGTCAGGATCGCGTTGCCTTCCGGCGTGTTGCCGAGCGACGGCAGGCTCTTGAGGAACTGCCGCGCGTCGAAGTCCGAGGCAGCGCCCGAGCCGGCCGGTCGCATCTGCGGCGCGAGCCGCGCTGCAATCGCATCGAAGGCCTGCATCTCGCCCAGGCCGGCGATGTCGATGCCGACATACTCAGCCCACGGCCCGAGCATCGCTTTCACCTCGGCTTCCTTGCCGGTGTTGAACAGCGTGCCGAGATCGCGGAGCTGCTGGATATCGCCCAAGAACGATGCCGCGCCCTGCCCACCTTCTACGATCTTGCCGAGGCGGTCCGCTGCCAGCTTGTCCGCCTCGTCGATGAACTTCGAATTGTTGCCGCCGACGTTGACGTTGGTGTTGCTTGCCCCCGCCTTCTCGAACTGCAGCGCATATTCCATGATGCCAAGTGGAGTCCGGCCAGCGGCCTGTTCCTGGCGGGCGTACTCGGTGTAGAAATCGGGCACTGTCCGAAGCAGATATTCGAGCTTCCTGATATCAAGCTCCTGATCGGCGCGCGTGTTGTCGGCCGTGCGGTCTGCGTCCTCGCTCTTGAACTTGTCGGTGTCGAGCGTGAACTGTTTCGCCGCCTGATCGCGCTCGAACATGCGCTGCGCTTCCTCGGCACCGAACTTCTGAACGTTCAGCTCATAGTTGGCGCGCTCGGACGGCGACATTTGCGGGTTTTCGAGCGCCTGCAGCTCGAGCTGCGCTTTGCGGAGTCCCATCTGATAGGCCGGGTCCGCCTGTTGCATCTGGCGTTCCATCAGGGCCTGAAGCAGTCGCTGCTGCGCCTCGGACAGCCACGGATCGCCGGACAGGTCCATTAGCTGCTGCATGCCCAGTTGGCCGCCAGCTTCAGGCGTCCAATTGCCAGCCATTTCCGGCGCGCCGCCGCGGTCGGTCAACGCCTGCGCAAGCCGCACGTTCGCCGGCTGCGGTCCAGTCGGGGCAGGAATGCCGCCAGCCGCAGGGGCCGCGGCAGGCGCGATTGCGGGCATGCCGGCGTTAGGATCGAGGCTCGCCACCTGCACCGGAGCACCGCCGCCATTGTAGGCCTCAGTTAGCCAGCCAGGCGCGTTGACGCCCTCGCCGCCAGCGCCCCACACCGCAGGCTTGCCGAAGCCGAGATGCATACTGCCCGGCTGCATATAGCCGGGGCCGGCACCGAAGCCGGTCACGCCGCGCGCCTTCGCCCGGCGCACGATGTCCTGATAAAGCGGCACGTCGGCTGCGTTCGCCCAATCGAGCTTGCGGCCGTCCTTGTAGAAGAACACGTCACCAGCGCCGCCGTGGTCGTGACGGACCGAGCCAGTGCGATCGAGGGTTTCGCCGCGCGCGGCAGCCTCGGCTACTTCCTCGGCCGTGTGCTGGCCGCCGGAAAACACCTCCATGGTGATGCCGAGTTCAGGTAGGAACGACATGGCCTCGACCAGCTTCGGGTCGAGCGGCATTTCGCGCACCGCTTCCTGGTTGGCGTACCGGATGAAATTGCGCGGGTCGATCGCCGCCGGCATGACGGGCGTGCCGCTCTGCTGGAACTGCGGCAGATAGGCCTGCGCCGATGCCAACCGCTCGCCCACCTCGGCGCCGCCGGCCTGATCGTAGCCCGCGAAGCGCCAGGCGTTGTTCATCAGCCGCTGCGCTTCCTCGACGCTGGCGGTCTTCGCCAGCGCGTCGAGCAGGGCGGGATCCTCCTGAAGGAAGAATTCCGCCTGCTTTGCCGGGCTGAGATCGCCACCGGCGAACGCCTGCAATGCATCGAGGCGGCCGTCGCGCCAAGACATGATGCCGCCTGCCCGGCCGGGCACGCCTGACTGGCTCGGATCGGCCCAGGTGCCGGCTGCATTCTTCGGCGACCAGCCGCTTTCCGCCTTACCTGTCGAGGCAATGGCCGCGAGCGCATAGGGGTTCTTCACCTTACCCGCGATCGTGTTCATGAACTCGCCCTCGGTCGTACCGCCGGGCAGCGAAGCCGGCGCAGCACGCGCGAAGTCGATCGACGAGCCGAGGGAGGCGTCGGCAGCCGCAGGAATGGCCTTGTTTGGAAGCGCCGTGGTAGCGCCGAGATCGCTGGCCGCCGCAGGAGCAGCCGGGAAGTTGAACGCCGCGCCCCACGCCTCGTTTGCGCCAGCCCTGCCCGCCGCCTCGGCCTTGTCAGCCTGGCCGCCGAGGATCGCCGCCAGAATGCCGTTGCTGAGCGCGTAGAGCCCTTCGCCGACATTCGACGGCGCGCGGCCGCTGCTCAGGATGGCCTGGGCGAGGCGGCGGCGCTTCTCGACCGTTTCCGGCGTGTCGGTGTCAGGATTGAAAGCGAAGGTCAGATCGCCAACGGCCATGTCATGCCACCTTCAGGATCGAGCCCATGGCCTCGCCGTAATCGACACGGCGGAAGCCATCGGCGCCCATGTGAACGGCCTGCGGCGCGACCTCCTCGACCTCGCTGGCCATCAGGCCGATATGCTTCGGCCCGTTGTCGTTTTCACCGCGATATCGGAAGGCCCAGAGGTGCGTGCCGTCGTCGTCGAGCTCCGCCAGGGGCTCCATGTCCTTCTTGGCGTCATCGTCCGACAGCTTCAGGCCGCCCACGATGTTGCCGATGCCGCCGAACAGGCCGCCGAGCACCTGCCCCATCATCTGGTTTTCCATCTGCGCCGCCTGCAGCTTCTGCGCGTCGTAATTCTGGATGATGCCGGCGTTGTCGGTCGTCGGAATCGTAGGCATGTTCGCGCCCATGAACGTCGGCGGCGTGATCTGCGTGCCGCTGAGCAGCCCGATGATCTCGTTCAGCGGCTGGTTGCGGCGGGTAAGCGCCTCCTGAAGCTGCTGGAGCCGGAGATTGTTGTTGAAGCCGGCGCGCTGCAGGTCCATGCCGAACAGGCGCGACTGCTCCTTGCCGCCGGCAAGCACAGTCCGCATGCGGGCGTCGGTCGACTGGCGATTGAACTCGTCGATCGCGCGGTCATAGGCCTCAGTGCCGAGGCGGATGCCCTGGCCGGCAAGCCGCGTCTCCAGCGATTCCCGATCGCGACCAAGCTGCGGCTCGATACGCGAATAAAGCGCGTCCTCGACGCGCCGGCGGCTCTCCTCGTAATTCTCGTTGCCCATGGCGGACCAAGGCTGCAGCGCGTCGCTGCCGGTCTTCTTCGTGGCGACCCATTTGCCGGGCGAGCCGGGCACCGTTTCCCAGTAGCCGCCGGCGCCAGCGTCCGTGCTTGCCGATGCGGCTGCGCCAGCAGCGCCACCCTGCTGCATCGCCCAATCGGTGTAGCGGTCGCGCTCAGAGCGCTCGAAATTCGCCCGCTCGGCGCGCACATACTCTTCGTACATGCCTTGCGTCGTCTGAGGCAGGTAGACGCCGCCGTCGTTCGGGAAGCCCTTCGAATACTCCGGCCACTTCTTCTGAAAATCGGCGTCCCATTCCTGCCGGGTCATCGGCTTGAAGGTGCCGGCATTGAAGGCGCCAACGGAAGCGGCTGCCGAGGGCGCTGCGGAAGGCACGGCCGAGCCTGCGGTCGACACCCAGCGCCGGCTTTCCGGCGTCGCGGCCGAGGTGTCCAGCGTGTAGCTGTAATCCGGGTCGAACGGCATGCCGAGGTAATCGCTGAGGAACGCCGACTGCTTGTTCGCGATCTTCGACAGATTGAGCTGCGCGGCCATGTTCTGCGAATTGATGGCCTGGCCTTCCGGTGACAGGACCGTGTTTCGCGTGAACGTCGGGATATCGTAGGTCATCCCGGTGAAGGGCTCGGTGAAGTCGTAGGAACCGCTGCGCGTGACCGAGGTCGATCCCCACGGCGTGTTTTCCGAGGGGTTGCCGAGCATGGCGTTGGCAATCGCCGTCGCGATCGAGGTGCCGGTCTGCGCGGCGCTCGTCTCTTTCGGAGGCGTCGGCTCAGGGACGCTCTTGCCCATCAATGCAGCCTTTCACGGTTGAATTTGCTCGATCGCCAGACGTCGTCGAACAGAAGGAAAATCGCCTCGCCCTTGTCCCTGCCCCGGATGCGGGGAAGGTCGAACCTCTGGAAGCCGTAGGCCTTCAGAATGCGGTCGAGGCGTTTGTCGTCAGGGTCGACGCGCATCACCACCGCCTGGCAGCCGATTTCGTCGAAGGGGAACGCGAACATCTCGCGCAGCACCGGGCGCGTGAGCCAGCGTGGGTCTTCTGAAGCGCCCGAAATCTGGATGATCCCGGCATCTGCGTCGTAATCGTGAAACAACATCACCGCGATGATCGTGTTGCTGGCGTTGGCAACACCCATCGCTGTGTAATCGCGATAGGCGCCGGTCCTGCCCTTGGTCCGCATCGAGACGTAGTCGCCCACCTGCTCGTAACCGTCGGCGCCGCGGTTGAGCCAGACCGGCGTCATACGACGAGCCCGCCGGTCTCATAGGTCACGTGGTCGGTGATCAGCTCGACACGCGGATACGGCGTCACGCCGCAGGTGATCTGCAACTGAGGCGCGATCGTGTGGCCGGTCTTGCCGATCGACACCCAGCCGGTGCTTCGCGGCAGCGGGTCCGAAACCGCGTCCCAGAGCATGACGTCCCAGAGCCCGACGTCCCAGACGTCTTCGGAGTAGTTCGCGACCGAGTTGGGCGCGACCGGAAGCTGAATGCCGTAGTTGACCGACACCGAGAACAGCGGGTTGAACGGCGACGAGGCAATGAAGTTGGCGCGGCCCTGATGAACGAACTTGGTGACGCCCGGCGAGCCCAGATCACTGAACAGGCCGACGGCGACGCACTCATAGGGGGCGCCGTTGTCGTTACCGCCGATCTCGGCCTGACGGATCGTGCCGTCATTGCAGCCGAAATAGGCCCACTCGTTGAACAGGCCGAGGCAGCGGGTGTCCCATCCGGTGTAGCGAGCCCATGCGCCGGTTTCGAGGTTCACCACAAAGCACATGGGCGTGTCGGAAGCCGAGAAGCGGGGCACGTTCACGATGCCCATGTTGAACTCGGCCCACTTCAGGAACTCCCACGGCCGGGCTTTGCGAGCCCTAGCGGCAGCCTTCCATGCCGGCTCGATCTGACGGCTGATGGCCGACAGCGACAGCGCCGCCTCGTCCTTGCCGATCGCCAGCGATATCGGGACGATACCTTCGTCGGTTTCGATGATCAGGTCGCCGCCGACCCTCGCCCATGCGTTTTTGCCGAGCGGCTTCGATATGTCGTAGACGCCGACCAGCCGCCAGGCATTTGCGTCCGATGGATTGTCGCCCTCATATATCGCCGCCTGGCCTTCCGTGCTGACAAAAACGCATTTGTCGTCGACACCGTCGCCGGCATCGAGCGACCAGGTCGCGCCGAACAGCAGCGAGCCGCCCTTGGTGAACACGCCGGCGAGGGTGAAGCTCGTCAGCGCGCCGCCCAGCTGGTTCACGGCAGGATACCAGAACCGCATGGTGCTCTTTTCGACGAAGAACAGCCGGTTGCGGTATGTCCACGCCTGCGAGAGCAGCGAAGACGTCACGTTGGTGATCGTGACCGTCTGCACACTGGTGACGCCGGCCGGAATGTTGGCGTCCGCCTGGCCGGCGACCGAACCGAAGATGATCTCGTTGTCCTGGAACGTGCCAGTGATGCCCCTAATCCAAACCACTCCGGTCGAGCCGTTGTCGATCGCCTTGACGATCGTTGCGGTGGCGCCGGACGTCGCGCCGGTCAGCGTCCCCGTCTGCGCGAAGGGCGCAGTTTCGGCATCGTAGGCGATACCGAAAATCTGCTGATTGGTGATCGGGTAGAAAAACGTGTTGTCGTAGAGCAGCGGCGCGTCGGTGCCGTTGAGCGCATAGAGAAAATCGCCCGCCGCGGTGGTGAAGGGCGCAGTCGAGTAGTAGCCGCTGGTGCGCCCGGTCACGTCGGCAGTCGGCGCCACGGTAGGACTGGCCGGCGACGAGATGTTGAAGATGTTCCCGGCATCGGCCGCGAAAAACTTCTGGTTGCCGCCCGACCGATAGGTGAACAGCGTCTCGACCGGGTTGCTCCCGATCGTGGCATGCTTGCGGTTGCCGCCGCGCAGGCGGATGCCGGTCTGCGTCGGAAACCAGTTGTCGAGCCGGAGCGCACCGCCCGGTTTCGACTTGGCAAGGTTCTCGTTCGCGATCCATCCGCGGATCGGCGCCGGGAAGCTCTTGTGCTTGAACTTCTGGGCACCGCGCCGCGTCGGGCGGGCAGGCACCCTGCGCATGGCTGCGTAAGGCATCAGGGGGTGATCGGCCAGGGATAGCTTGGATTGCCGCCGCTGACCCGCTGCCGGCCGACGACGATGATAGACGGCCCGCGATCCTTGCTGACCGCCTCCGAAAGCGCGTCGTTATAGCTGGCCATCTCCTCGGCGTAGTCGATCGCCTTGGCCGATTTCCAGTTCCAGATGATGCCGAGCGTCAGCAGCCGCTCCGGGAGCCGGAAGACGTCGGTGTCGGCCGTGAACGCCGCCTTCGTCGAGGTGTCGGCCGCCGTGACGATCTTGTTGCCGACATAGGGGAACTTCACCGTCTCGCCGACTGCGCGCGCCGGCTTGATATTGATCTGGCCGCCGAAGATGATCCACGCACCGTAGGACGGGAAAAAGCTCTGCAGGTCGTAGGCGAGCCAATCGTCCATCGACTTCACCTGCTCGAGCGGAATGCCGGTGTTGGTCGACGACCAGAGGCGCGCGTCCTTGACCATGCGGTCATAGTCCGACGGCAGCGCAAAGTCGGTGTCGCTGCCGTCGCCGGTGATCGTGTGGAAGCCCTTCAGCATCGACCAGTCGTGCGCCTCGGCGATCTGGCGAGCGACTTCGTTCGCCATAGCCTTCATCTCGACCATGTCGCGAGTCGTCGCGCTGTAGACAGCCGACGGGATCGGATCGATGGCGAGCTTGACGCACGCCGCCTGGATGGCGGTGAGAACGGTCATGCCGCTGCCTTGTCCTTCGCTGCCTTCTCAGCCGCGAGCTTGGCGTTGGCCTCCTCCGCAAGCTTGATGAGCGTCTTGCGGCTGGCACGGGCCGAAGGCGTAGCCCCGGTGACTTCCTGCAGCCAGTTCCGGAGGTCGTCGTCAGAGTGATCGGCAAAGGCCGAGTCGCTGCCGTCGCCTGCGAATTCCTGCGGCGGGTCGAGCAGCTGACGGCCGATCGGGCTTCCCTCCCCGATGTCGCCGGTCGGAACGCCGAGCACGCTGCCGAGAACCTGACCGGCGAGATGATCTGCCAGCTGCGCGGCGTCATCCTCCCCGGTCGCGACAACAGTGGCCGGCGCAGCGCTGCTGCCCGTGAGCGTCGCGATCTGCGCACGCAGGTCTGCGATCTGGGCGAGCAGGGCCTCGTTGCTTGCGTTGCTGTTGGCCGCGCTGAGGTAGTTGGCGGCCTGGACCTTGAGATGATGGCCGCCCATGCCGAGTTGCTTGAGCGCGTGGCCTTCGAGCCCTGCAAGCTGCTCGGCCGTGTGGATGTGGATCGCCTGCAGCTCGAGGCGCTTGCCGAGCGAGAGGAACGGCAGCATTTCCAGCGGCGTGCCGGACACCACCTGCGCGGCGCCGCGCTTGAAGGCGAGATAGATTTCGTTGAACCGCATGGCGTAGGTCAGCGGTCGGACGAAGCCGGTTTCCGGGTCCGGCAGGTTCTGCCAAATCTCATTGGCCGGGAACACCTTCACGGTGTCCTTGTCGCCGGGGTGGGTGATGACGCAAACCTCGATCTGGTCATAGATCGGGCGCTTGGCGGCCCGGCTTTTCACCGGATCCGGCCACGCGTGCATCTTGAATTCGACATTGATCGTTGCAGCCTTCTGGGGCTGCTCAAGCGAGACTTCGGTCATTCTGGGTTTCCTGTCTGAGAGGGTGCGAGTTCAGTGAAAAGACGCTCCTTCGCCACCTGAACCATGGCGGGGAGCAAGCCGTCTCCGATCACTTCGATACGCATGCCGAGACGAAAGAATTGACCCCACGCGTGAGCGAAGGCCTGCGCCTGCGCTGCCCACGTGCCAGTCGAGAGGTAGGGCGTGCCTTTGAAGACGATTTCGACCTCGTCGACGGCCTTCTGCTGGCTGTTGTTGTAGGCATGGTCACGCCCAGGCCGATGCGAGGAATCGAGCCCGTAGGCGCGCACCTTGCGATAGCCGCGGGTGAACAGGATCGATGCGGCGTGCTGGCTGACTGTGTTCGCCGGCATCAGGATCGTCGCCTTGGGGTCGGCCGCCGCAATTAGGTCATTCGTCGCCTTGTCCAGCATGGCGTGCCAGAGCATGACATTCTGGGTCGATAGCCGCTCGACGAGGCTGGGGTGACACTGCGACGCGAGATAGTAGACGCAGCCCACATTCCGGGCCTGAAAGAACGTGTCGACGATCGGCGTCGCGTCCATGGCAATGGCCGCGTTGGGGAAGATCTGATGCGAGATCAGCCAGTCATGCGCGCCGTTGACCGCGTATAGCCGCCAACCGTCGGCCTGGTGCTTGCGAATATCCTCGACGTGATCGGCCGCCGATGGACCGCCGGCGACGAGCAGCGCGCGGCCGATCTGCAGGCTGTCCAGATACTTCGACATGTTCGCCCGGATGTTCTCGACGAACTGCTCTCGCGGGGCGTTGAGCCCGTGCTGGAACTCGACCTTGCGGAGCGGGGCATTCATGCGGCTGCAAATCTCCGATTGGTCCGGGCTTCCTCAACCCAGCCGGTGGTGAAGCCGGCAGCGATTGCCTCGGCGTGCATCCACTCGTCGATATGGTCGATGTCGAGCGCGCCGATGCTGGTATCGAGCACGGTCTTGAAGCCGGGCGGGGCAAACGTGCCGCTGCGCTCAAGCTCGGCGCGGCTGATGACATAGCAACTGCCCGTCGGCGCGTAGACGTCGCGCACGGGCTTGCCGCGCACCATGGCGTGCGGAACCGGCCGGACCGCGATCGTGGCGCGCCCGGTGGTGTCGAAGACCTGCACCGCGTCCTCTACCGTCGAGAGGGAGCGGAAAGGCGTCGTCGGCTGGAGCAGCAGCACGCAATCTTCGCCGCGCTGCTCCAGCGCATGCATGGCGACGTCGACCGACGAGGCCGAGTCGGTGGCGAGAGCGGCGGGGCGCTCGATCGTCTGAAAACCATGTTCCCGCGCGAGGGCGAGGATGGCGGCATCGTCGGAAGACACGACGGGCCGCAAATGCTGGAACGGGATCAGCGTCCACAGCAAGAGAGGAACGCCCGACAAAAGCCGGACGTTCTTTCTTGGCAATCGCTTGGACCCGCCGCGGGCGGGAACGAGCGTCAGCAAGGTGCTTAGGTCTCGCGGATCGCCGGCCAGGAAGCCTTGATCTCGATACCGGCCGCGCCGTTGCCGGCAGAGCCGGCGGTCGCGACGAGCACGATGCCGTCGAGCTTCAGCGCGTTGGCCGAGGTTGCGTCGTCGACCACGCCCGCCGAAGCAGTCGTCCACAGCTGGGTATCAGCGGCGGCCGAGGCCTTCGTGCGGACCTTGATGTCAGAGCCGCCAGTCGGCACCCAGAGATAGCGACCGCCAGAGGCCGCGATCTGCGGGAAACCGAGCTTGTCGGACTGAGCAGCAAGCGCGGTCGTCATCATGTAGACGTCGAAGTCTTCGTTGATGCCGGCCAGGCCGTACTGGCTGAGCGCGCCAGAGCTGACGCAATAGACGGCGTCGCCGCCATTGGTCAGCGCGACTTTGGTGCCGAGGGGAACGCGCTGGGTGTCGTCCCACTCGTTGAGGTTGAGCCCGAGAACGGGCGTAACAGCGTAGAGGGGCATCGCCGCCTCCTTCTATTTCGGGGAAAGGTGGAAGGGCGGCCCGTGAGCCGCCCGGGCGGGTCACTCGGCGTTAGGCGGCCGGGTTGCTGTCGTAGAATTTCCAATTGAACAGCGGGTTCACCTGCGTGAGCTCGCCACGGAAACCGATGTAGTTGACCAGGCCGTCCTGGTTGATCGGCCGCTGGCCGTCGCCCTCGAACAGCTTGGAGAACTTGCGGTCCGGATGGACGCGCAGGCGGAACGACTTCGACTCCAGACCGTAAGTCGTATTGGCCGGCATGTTCGACCCGACACCGCCGTCGAGCACGATCTCGGCGGTGCGCCCGGCGCCGTAATACTTCAGCGTCTGGAAACCGAGCTTGCCGATCTTCGTCTCGTCGTTGATGCGCTGGATCGCGACGGTGGCCGCGTCATATGCCTCGTAGTGCTCGGTCGACATCAGGAGGATGTCGGCGCCGCGGGAGTTGCGGGAGCGCTGCGTCATGATGCGGTTGAGGAAGCGGCGAATCGTGGTCGACGACACCTGGGTGCCGATGTCGGTCGCGAAGCTGTGCGCGTCGAACGTGGTCGTGCGCCAGATCGCATGGTCGACGCGGCTGATGCCGCCGTAAGAGCCCGAGTTCGTCACGGTTGGAACCGCCACGCGCAAGCCGGTGATCTGCTTGCCGCCGTTCGCCGTGCCGTCGCCATGAAGGCCGGCATCCATGCCGTCGCTCATGGCGCGCTCGGCCGCCTCGATCTGCTCCTCGAGCACGTCGAGGATCTGATTCTGGCCGCTGTTGTCGAGCAGCTCGTCGCCGGGCAGCGACACCGGAACGACGGCCGACTTCGGCGTGAAATAGGCGTCGTTGAAGATGTCTTTCGGCGGCGCGAGCAGGAAGTCCCAGCTCGAATACCACTGGATGTCCTGGCTATCGAACTGCAGGCGCTCACGGATGCGGGGGCCTGAATAGTCCTTCCAAAGCCCGTCGCGGTTCATCACCGCGAGGAGCGCGTTGCTGGCGGACGCGAGGTCCTGGTAGCCGGGGGAACGATCCTCCAGCGCGAGGGACATTACCTGCTGGTAATGCACCGAGGTGTTGATATTGGCCATGTCGGCCTTCTCCTAAACGGAGATCAGGCAATCGAATCGACAGCGCGCCGAAGCGATTCCCGGATCGAAGTTGATTTTGGCTTCGCGCCAGCCGGGTCTGAGCCGGAAGACGGTGCGCCGGTGATGGATTTCGAACCTTTGTCGGTCTGAGCGACTGCGGCTTTGTCCGGGGTCTGAGCCCGTGCGGGAGGAGCCTGGTCACCGGCGGCGGGATTCATCCGCTCGGCGAGCTTGTAGGCCTCCTGAAGCGCTTCCGTGATCGGAAGGTCTTTGGCGACCTTGTCCGAGTTCAGGAAGAATTCGATGTCGTCGATCAGCTCCTCGACGCGCGGGAATTTCGCGTCCTTGATGAAGCCGTTGATGTGAGTGGCAAGGCCGGCCTGCTGCTGCCCCTGCACATATTTGCCGATGCCGCCGATCTGGGCCTTGATCGTGTCGAGCTCCTTGCGAAGCGACTGGATCACGGCATCCTGACGGCTGGCGGTCTGCTCCGGCTTTTGGCCCATGTAGTAGGCGGCGAGATCGCGGAAGGTGATCGCCTTGCCTGCCTTGTCCTTCAGGCCGAGATTGGCGACGACCTGCTCGAGCCCGCCGATCGGGTCTTTGCGGATCGCCTGTTCGGCGCCGATGTAGTTGGTCAGCGCCTGCTTGATGCTGGTCTTGTTCTTCTTCGCCAGCGCGTCGAGTTCCTTCAGCTCGCCGAAGCTGTCGGCATCGGCCTTGTGCCGAGCGAACCCGTCCTCAAGCTCCTTGATCGCCCGATGCGTCGCGCCGCGCACGCTTTCCGGGGTGTTGCCCCAATCGGCGGTCATGCTCTGATCGCTCTTGAACCGGCGCGGCGGTTCCGCAAAGGCGGTCTTTTGCTGCTGCGCGCCTGGCTGGGCGGCATCGGCCGGCTTCTGATCCTGCCCCTGGCCGTCCTTCGCTGCGAAGCGGCCACGATCGCGCGGCTGATCGGCGGCCTTGCCGGGCTTCTCGTCGCCGGCGGCCTTGTCTGCCGGCTTGGCGTCGGTCTTGCCGTCGGCCGGCTTCTTCGCTGCATCGGCCTTCTCGGCCGCCTTCGCGGTCGCGGCCTTGTCGGCCTTCCTGATCGTGTCGCGCAGCGAGGGCTTCTTGTCAGGCGTCTTGCCGTCGGCCGGCTTCTGATCCTGCGGCTTCGGCTCCGGGCCGTTGTTCTGGATCGGAGTGGGCGGGGTCGCCGGCTGCTGCTGGTTGGCTGCAGGCGTGGCAGAGGCGTCCGGCGCGGCAGCGGCCGCAGCGGCTGGATCAATCATGGGAAATTTTTCCTGTCTGAGAGGATGCGTTCAGGCTGCGGCTGTGGTGGACGGACGCGCGCCGGATGCGTGGCGCTCGATCGCCTTCTTGATCGACTGCCGGATCGCCTGCTTATCCGGCCGCGGTTTGGGTTTCGGGCGAAGGCGCGCCGGGTCGTTCCCGACCTCGACGCAACCGTGAGCCCGCGTCACCTCCCGAAACTTCGCCTTGGAGGTGTAGAATTTGCCGTCCGCCATATGCTGCGTCGGCTCCATGGTGTCGGTGTTAACGGCCGGCGCCGGCAGGTGCGAGCGAGCGCGCTTCGGCTCCTCGACCTTGCGGAAGACCGAGCGGCCGTCGCCGAGGGTGATCCACTGGTAGGTCACAACAGCACCAGCGCCCACGCGCCGAGCGCCATGGCCACATAGGCGAGCAGGATCGAGCCCCGCACCACGATCGGCCGCGGGTCCTGCGCAGCGAACTGCAACCAGCCCGCAATGAATGCCGACCAGAGTGCGAAAGACCGCGCCTCGGCCTCGCCGAAGACGAGCACGCCGATGATGGCGGTCAGGTAGAAAAGCGCCGAGGTGCTGGCGAACAGCACGCGCATCGTGTCGCTCATAGCCGACCGATCCTCTCCTGCATTTCGCGCAGCGCTGCGTTCGACGCGTCGATTTCCCGCGGCAGGTCGACCCTGGCCCAGCTGACGTCATAGCGAAACCGGCGCCGGCTGACGTTGAACGGCCGGAACCGATAGCCCGACAGCACGCGCTCGGTGCCCGGTCGCGGCATGCGCCATTCGAAGCTGCGCAGTTGCGCGCCGAAACCGCCTATCCACGTGTAGAGGCGACCCTTGCCTGCGTTGCGACCCTTCGACGTGTCGACGAGCCAGTAGAAACGCCCATCGTGATACGGGGTGGCGATGCCGTAGCCGTTGCCGAAAATGGCGTGATCGATCGTCAGGCTCATTTCTTCCGCTCCGGCTTGGGTTTCGCGGCTTCCTTCGCGGCCTGCTCAGCCTGCTTCACCGCCTGCTGGCGGTTCTGCTCTGCAGCCACGGCCGCCGGCGTGATGGTGATGCCGGCCTGCGCCGCCATCTGCACCTGGCCGTCGGGTGGCAGGTCTTTGAAGTTGATCGATTCCGACGGCGGCTTTGCACCTTCGGCGCCGGCCGCAGGTGCTGCGCGCAGCGCGGCGATATCAGCCCGGCGCTTCTCGATTTCGAGCGCGCCCTTTTCCATCTCCTGGGCGTGCTTGGCGGCCGCGTTCGCCCGCTGCTCGGCGAGAAAGGCCAATTCCTCCTTCGCCTTCTGATCGCGAATGGCGGCCTCCTGACGGGCGGCATCCATTCGGAGCTTCTGGCTGAAGGCGGCTTCTTCCTGCTTCGCCTTGGCGTCGGCCTGCTTGAGCGCGAGCTCGGCCTTTGCGGCTTCCTCCTGCGGGCTCGGCTTCTGCTGGCCGCCCTTGGCCTTCATCTGCTCGATCAGCTCGTCGACCGACAGGTCGAGCGCGCGGCCGCCGCGGAACGGCGCCAGCGCGAATTTCAGCACTTCGCCGGCAAAGGCGATCGCCGTGGGCTCGACCTGCAGGAAGGCGACGAGCTGCTGGATGGTGGCGCCGAGCGCGGTCATGAATTCCGCGCGCAGCTGCTTTTCCCGGTTCTCGTCGGCCTGGATCGTCGAGTCCGTCTCGATGTCGAGCACGAACGGGCGGATACGCTCTGCGCGAAGCAAGGCAAACACCTGCTCCTGCGTCGGCTGGCGCTTCAGTTTGTCGACCTGGGCGCGGACCTTGGCGGCCATGCCGCCGATAACGCGCTGCTTGGCGGCTTTCGGGTTCTGGGCGGCCTGCTGCTGAAACTGCGGGTCGTCGAGGGTCGCCTTCACCTGCTGCTCGGCCTGCAGCATCACCTGCTTTTCCTGCCGCGCCATGTCGGCGTTCGTCGGCAACTCCATCTGCGACATGGCCAGCATGGTCTTCGGCGAGAAGTTCTCGGCGATGATCTCGGCGACGATGCGCGCCACGTCGCGCGCCACCCGCACCAGTTCGTTCTGCTTGTCGCGAATGCGGATGGTGCCGTACTGGCTTTTCAGCTCGGACTGGCCGAGCTTTTCGTTCGGGTCGACGACCCCGCGCATGATGTCGGACAGGCCGCTGATCTGGTAAACATCATCGATCTGGGTGCGACGGATTTCGACGAGCGCAGCGATGGCCTTCACCACCTGCTCGATCGGCATCCAGACGATCATGTCCTTCGCGGCGTTGTTGCCGAGCAGCGCCCAATTCGAGACGCCGATCATGACGGTGTTGTCGTCGAGCGTCTTCAGCGCCGCCTCGATCGCGTCGCCGATATCGCCCACGCCGGCCGGGTAGAAGCCGCGCACGCGCACCGAATCGGTGAGCGAGGCGATGCGGGCGGTAAGCTCGTTGATCTGCTCGAGCTGATCCTTGATGAACGCATACTCCGGCACCGGCACCAGCGATCGACGCTGCAGCGTGCCGTAGGCGGGTTTCGGGCAGGGGAAGAAACCTTCAAGCGTCAGATGCGGCGGGTTCTCGTCGAGCACGACGTCGACACCGGGCGTCACCCACACGACCTTGTTCAAGTCCTTGTGCCAGACCTCCCAGACGCCGGCTTTCGCGCGCTGATCGGCCGCGCCATTATCGCGATCCTCTTTCTGCGCGGAATAGGTGGCGTTCTTGTAGGCGTCGCCGCTGTGCTTCTTGAAGCGCTTGCGCATCTCACCGCGTGTGAGCCAGGCGCGGCGAGCGGCCCAGCCGACTTCCTTCCACTTCCGGGAAGGCTCATGCAGGAAGTCCTTGCGGTCGAGGTGATCGACGCAGGCCTTTTCCTTGTCGTAGCCCCTACCCTTAGTCTCGTACCGCACCCACACGACGCCGCGACTGGCAATGCACATGTCGTCGCGCACCTGCCGCATGACCTCGTCGATATCCTCGGCGTCGAAGGTCGACGAGGTGCAGCGCTCCAGCATCTCGGACGCCGTGCGCGGCACGGGCTTGTTGTTGTTGAACTTCGGCACCACCACCGCGACGGGCGGCCGCGCATAGGTCGCCGGTGCCAGCACCTGTATATTCGCCCAGAACAGCGCGAATTCACGATCGCGATCGATGCCGGCAAGCCGCGACAGGTTCGCAAAGAGCTTGTCGATGCTGTCCGACTTGTCCTGGTAGGTCTGGAACGCCTTTTCGGCCTGCTTGATGTCGGCCAGGAAGCGCGTAGAGGATCCAGCCGGCTCACCGGCGGGTGCTGCCTTCTCGTCTTCCTCGTCGATCACCGCGACGTCATCAACCATGCGGGTTGAACCCGTTCACCCGAAAGCCGCCCGCCCACGCGACGCTATGCAGCGCGAACACGCTCGGCGCGGCGACGCGCAGGAGATTGGCGCGCCACGTCCGATAGCCCGCCGGCGGCAGCGCCTTCACTTCCGGGGTTTCGCTGAGCCCGCGGATGGCGTCGCCGATCGTCATCGTGTCGTAGGCGAATGGTGCCTTCATCTCTGACCTTTCAGAGCTTGATGCGGTTGCGCCGCACCGGGGTGAGCGGCGGCGGCTTGATCATGCCGGGCGGCGGCTGGATGTTGACCGGGGAAGACGGCGGCTTCTTCGGCACCATCTTGTCGAGTATCTGGCCGATCTTGCCGAGCGCATCGACCTGGTCGTCATACACGCCGACGGGGAAGCTCATCAGCTCGGTCGTCAGGTCCGCCACCCATGGCTTGCCGACCGGCAGATACAGCCCGCTCATTGCCATGCGGCCGCGGATCGCCTGCGCCATGATCGCCTTGTTGGCGCGCGGCGCGAACTGCTCGCGGGCCACGTGCACGCCGCGCTCGATCATGCGGCGCAGCAGGAACGGCCCGACGCTGCCCTTGATCTGCCCGCTTTCCTCGGCCCAGCCAATCGGCTTCCACTTCTCGACCAGGTCGCAGAACGCCTCGACCCACTTGTCGGAGGAGGCCTGCGCGCGCCACAGGTCGAGCACGTAGAGTCGGCCCTCGCTGTCCATGCCGACGACGACATGCACGGTGTAATCGCCGCCCTCGTCGGTCACGGCGTAGTCGCTGCCGCCGTAGACGTTCAGCGTCTCGAACGGCGGCATGAGATCGTAGGTCTTCAGCCAGTCGCGTTCGAAGTAATCGCCGCTGTCTGGCGCCGGCCGCTGCTGGTAGAGCGCCGACCAGGTGCGCGGGTTCCGTTTGAACTGCGCCCAATGGTCTTCCGGGAACCACTCCGGCCAGATGTATTCGCCTATCTGGCGGCCGAGGGGATCGTCTGCCCGCTCGGCCTGGGCCGGGATGCAGATGACCTCCCACACATTGCCGTCGCGGCACGAGATCATGCCGCTTTCGCCGTTGTAGTTCTCCGGCAGGATCGAGCCAGCCAGGTCGCCGAGCTGCCAGCGGGTCTGCGTCAGCATGACCGACCCGTTCGGCTTCAGGCGGGTCAGCACGTCGTCTTCGTAGGCATCGATCGTCCGCTTCTGCGTGACCGGCGAATCGGCTTCCTGCCTGCCCTTCACCGGGTCGTCGATCGGAATGAAGTCGGCACGGTTGCCGGTGATGCCCGACAGGATACCGCCGCCCATGAATTCCGAACCGTTGAGCAAGGCCCACTCGTCGGCCGCGCTGCTCTCCGGACTGAGCCCCGTGCTGTGCAGCGCGAAGAAACCGGACTGCCGCACGATCGACCGCATGCGCCGGCCGAACTTGCGCGCGAGATCGGAGCCGTAGCTTACCCCGATCACCTTGAAACCGGGCCACTTGCCCATCGCCCATGTCGGCCCGACGACGGTGGCATAGGTCGACTTGGCCGAGCCGGGAGGCAGGAACAGCATCGTCCTGCCCTTCGGCCGTTCGATGCAGCGCTGCGTCGCGGCCAGGATGATTTCATGGTGCCGCGCGAGCACCGTCTCGACCGGCTTGAACGAGGCGTCGAGCGCATCGTCGGGCTCGTCGGTCAGCGGAGCGCCGGGAACCTCGATGTACCGTGCATAGTCGACGAGGTTGTAGCGGGCGCGCCGGCGCCGCAGAACCTCAGTCGCTGCCGCCTGCCGCGATACGCTCAAGGTCTTCGTCCGACATGCTGCGGATGCTCACGCGCTTCTCGATCGGCCCGCCGCCTTTGCCAGTGTGCTCCTGGCGGTCAGGGAGCCCGAGTTCGCGGGCGATGATGCTGGCGTTCAGCAGGTCCGCCGCGCTGCCCTCGAACTTCTGCTGATAGATCAGATCCTCGATACGCGAGACGATTGCCGGAAAACCTTCGCGCTTCCCGTATTCCGCCCACGTGCTGCGCGAGATGTCGAGGAAGTTGCAGAGCCCCGCGATGCTCATCGCCCGCATCTTCGGCAGGGCCTTCACGCTGGCGAAACCCTTGTACGTGACGAGCGCGCCTTCCTGCAGCGGATTGCCATCCACCCACTCGAAATACTCGACCGCAGCCGCCCACAGATCGTCCGGGGTGGCGAAGATCGGATTGCGGCCGTGAGAGCTTCGCGCTTCCCAGAAGCGGTTGCCCAAGGGTGCAGGCATGTCGGTTTGTCCGTCTGAGGGACTGCGTTGGGCTGGATCTTCTCCGGCCGCAGATTCCTGCTTGCCGAGAGTGCCGCTTACCCATGCGGCTGCGAAGGTCGACACGCCGATGTCGCGCAGGCTGAGCATGGCCTCCTCGAGGTGCCAGCCGCTGGTTGCGATATCGTCGACCACGATCACCGGGCGCTGAGGCTTTTTCTTCACCTTCAGCGGCGGCAGTTTCTTGAATTCCTTCGGGTGCGACGATCCGCTGACAAAGCGGTCCTCGAACACCTGGACGAAGGGGATGCCGAGCACCTTGGCGACGCGGCGAGCGAGGGTCTTGCCCCAACACTCGGCGTCACGGCTATGTCCGCAGGCAACGGACGCCACCGCCCATTTGTCGATGCCGCCCACCATCTTGCGCAGCTCGTCGGCGAGCTCGCTGGCGGCAGTCGACAGAACCTCGTCGGTCTTCGCCTTCTTTTCCGCCTTGAAGGCGGCCATGGCCCGCGCGCGATCGTCGGCCGGCCAGGAGCGTAGCGTGAGGAACGCAACGCTGTTACGATGCCGAACCGCCGCCTTGGTCACCAGTGACTGCAGCAGGTCGAAAGCGAATGGCGAATCGGATTGCAATCGTTGGCTCCCGTCGTCGGACTGATCCGGCGACAGTCGACGCTTTCGTCGCCACGTTGCCGCCGTCGACCGTGATTGTTTCAGGCGGCGCGAAAGGCCCGGACACATGGGCGCGAGAGGCAGCCAAGCGGCACGGCCTCAAGATCGTCGAGCACCTGCCGAACCTTGAAGGCGTCCGCAACCGAGGCGAGGCAGCCAGGCGCTACTATGAGCGCAACCAGCTGATCGCCGAGGATGCCGACCAGGTCGTCGCGCTGGTGGCGCCCGATCGGAAGGGCGGCACCGAAGACACGATCAAGCGGGCGATCGAGCTTGGGAAGCCTGTCCGGCTTTTGTAGTCGCGGCGTAAGCGTCATAAGCCGATGCAAGCATGCCAGCGCCGGCCTCGCCCTGCTGCCACCGCGCCCGCAAACTATCGATCGCGTGCAGAAGCCACTGCGGCATGCGCGTGCCGTCTTGCGGTTCGGGCGCGCCACCAAAGGCCTCCATCTGATCGGCCTTGACCTTCTCGCCCGGCATGACGTTGCGCGTGATGCGGTAGCCCTGCGCCGATTCCGGATCGCGGAAGACGTGCCCCTTGCGCAGGAGCGGCTGCGGCTCAGTCGTCATCGTCCTCGCCCCAATCGACGCCCGTGTGCACCGGCATGTTGGGATCGTAGAAGGCCGACGCATACACGTTGAGCACGACAGGCTTGGTCGGGTCGGTCTTGGGATCGGCAACGACCTTGATTTCGTCATCACCGACTACGGCTGCAGCGGCAGGCGCAGCGAGGATCGACGCGAGAAAGCCTCTGCGGTTCATGGCGCATTCGCCCTGTTTTCGGGGAAAGCTTCGCTATAGGCCCCGCGCTGCCCGTCATCAGGGTGGCGAGGCTGGGTCCGGCCCGCTGGCAGTGCCTCAAAAGGCCCCCAATCAGTCAGCTCGGATCGTCCATCCTGATTGCGACATAGACGCGTCGCGCGTCGCTGTCAACTTTTCGCGCGCGTTCTGGCCGCCGCTGTTCACCAGCACCATCATTTTTGTAAAGCAGACTTTACAATTCGCTTGACCGCTTGCCATTTTGTAAAGTAGAGTTTACGCATGATCCGAGTTGACCGCACCCCCGAATTCAACCGCTACCTTGACGCCATGAAGGACAAGGCCGGCAAAGGTCGCATCCTGAACCGCTTGGACCGGGTTCGGCTGGGCAACTTCGGCGATGCCAAGTTCTTCGACGGCATCGGCGAACTGCGGATCGACGTCGGCCCCGGCTACCGCGTGTATTTCAAGCGGCTGGGCAACACCGTGGTGCTGATCCTCTGCGCTGGCGACAAATCCAGCCAGTCGCGGGACATTGAAAGGGCCAAGCAGTTGGCCAAGGGAGTTTGAGCATGAAAACCGAAACCGCGCCGTTCGACACGGCCGACTATCTGGACAGCCCCGAGACGATCGCCGCCTATCTTGAAGCCGCCTTCGAAGACAACGACCCCGCCATGATCGCGCTTGCCCTTGGCAACGTCGCCCGCGCCAAAGGCATGACCGACATTGCCCGCCAGGCAGGAGTTTCGCGCGTGGCGCTGTACCAGTCGCTGAACGAGAAAGGCGACCCGAAGCTGTCCACCCTGATCGGCGTCATGAAGGCGCTTGGCCTGCGGCTGACGACTGCACCGGCAGCCTGATCCGGTTCACCACGTCGCGAGAGGGCATGTCGTCGAGATCGGTCAGCGCAAACTCGACGTGCGTCATGCGGCCGAAGATCGACACCAGCGCCTGCAGCCTGTCCGGCGCGGTCAGCTTCTCGACCTCGGCCAGGAAGCCGGTGAACGGGCCGGCGCGTACCGTGAATTCTTCGCCCGGCGCGAAGTGCTCGGCGACGAGCTCGTCGTAGCTGCGGACCTCCTGCCCTGCCGCCAGCGCTGCGGCGATCTGCTCGGCTTCGCGTTTCTCGGCCCGGCTGGCGGTCTCGTCGAAGACGCCATTCTGCTCATCGGTGCAAAGGTCCACGACGATCTTTGATGGTATCTGCAGCGGGCCGTCTGCTGTGCCGAGCAGGCCGAGCACCATCGGCTTGCCGTAGGCCTTGAACCGATCACCACGCAGGCGTGCGTTCAGGTCCGCAGCCGCTCGGTGCCGTGTGCCGGCGAAGATGTAGCCCGGCAACAGCGCCGTCTGTCGCTCGGTGTTCACCCGCTGCCGACGGTTGAACCGATCATATCGGCGACGAGGCAAATACACTTCGATGCCGGCGACCATGGCGCGGACCATGATCGTTTCCTCGGTCCGCGGCGTGACGCGCGCGACGTACCAATCGAGATCAGGAGACGGGAACTTCATGCGGTTGCCTTTTCGCTGGTGACGGGCTGGGCGAGCGCTGCGTCGATCATCTTCGGCCATTCGATCTCGGCAGCCTCGAATGTGCAGACCTTGCGCATATCAAGCGCGGGATCGCGGATGGCCTCGAGCACGGTGCGCACCATCGGCGCGTAGAAGGTCCACGCCGCAGCATGGAAGCCGTGCACGGGCAGGCGGGTGAGCCCATCGATGTTGAGCAGGATCTCTGGCGTCACCACCTCGTCGGGGTCGTGACCTCTGGCCTTGCAGAGGGCGCGGGCGGCCATTTCGATTGTCGACATCATTCGCAAATTTCTCTCCGACAGGTTCGGCCTCTAGCGCGCGCGTGGCGCGCATACGCACGCACGTGCACGTGCAGGTGCGCTCACGCATGCGCGTGCGACCGCCGATCATCTGCGCACCACCCGATGCCCGGCAGCGCCAACGCGCTCGTACCCGGGAACCTCGCTGCGGTTCGGATTGTCCGGCACCCCGGCCAAAGCCTCCTTGCTGTACTTCGCCTCGAGATCGGCGTGCGCCGGGCCTTCAACCGCGTTCGGGTCGATCCCCATTGAGCGGCGAAAGTGGGCCATCTGCTCGACGTGCCGGGCGAGTTCATCGGCTGGCCTTGGCCGCCACTTTGTCGGCTCTAACTCCGTGCGTAAGTGTTCGGGCTGCGCAGGCGCAGGGAGGCGCGGACGTTCCCTCACCTCGATCAACTTGACCTGCCGCTCGGCCGCTTCGCGAAACTCGGCGATCGATGGGCAGAACGTCTTGTTCTGCCCGGGGACGGAACCGGAGATGTAGCGGTTCGCTGTTTCTTGGATGGCGCGATCAGGAATATCCGCCAGCACCTCGCTGTAGGTCAACAACAGGACCTTGACGTTCGCCGTCGACTGCGGGAAGGCGTTGAGCATCTTGGCGATTTGCATTTCGGAGTGAGTGTTCATCGCGGGCGTCCCGGATTTCGGCGAGGGCTTTGAAGGGATCTTCTCGGCCGCGCGGCGGCGCCGTAGATCGCGGCGGCTGACCGCGTCGATCGTCCGCCGCCTTCCGGCACCAGTTGCGCCATGTGGCGGGCCAATCAGCCTTCACGCCTTTCTGGCCAGGCGCACCCCGGAAGTAGTCGGCGAACTTGGCAGCCTCTCGCTGCGCGTCGGCTTCGGTCAGCCCCTCGGCAGTGGCGACAGCAAGATCGGGAACGAAATTGTCGGGAAGGCGACAAGCCCGCTTTTTGGAAGAACCGGTAGGTTCTTCTTTTTGTAGGTTACTGGTAAAAGGTGTTCCCGCGCGTGTATCCGCACTTGCAGCGTCTGCGCTCCGCACATGATCAGCATTTGCTGAGCTTTTGCTACCCCGAAGCGATCCAGCTGCTTTGCGTTTGTTGATGATCTCCTCAGCTTTTGCCAACTCGGCGTCGATGCGCTTATGGCGCCAGCCGTCCTTGAAGAGCATCGCGAGAACGTCGCGGCTCTCTTGCCACTCGGCAGCGGACAGCCGCGCAATCCTCGCTATCAGGCGCTCGTCATCAGGCAGCCCGCCCTTTTGCCAGTAGTGCATGATCAGGAGCATGTAAGCGCCAACCTCCGGCGCCGTCAGGTGGCCCGTGTCGGCGAGGAAATCGGAAATGTAGAGCGGCATCCACGGGCGGCTCATCTGCGGCGCTCCACGGGGCAGTCGATTCGAAGGCCGGAGCTACGCCGCCTCGCCGACGATAGCCGCGATCAACTTGCGCCGAGACGCGACCCAGCGACCACCCACCTTCCGAGCCGGTAACTGGCCAGTTTCGAGCAGCCTGAAGGTCTGCCTTTCGGTGCGGCTAATCGCCTTTGCAATTGCCGAAACCTCCCAGAGAAGATCGTCCTGTCCCTCGTCTGTTTGCGTCGTCATGGGTTTCTGTTTCTCCGTGTTGGCGCCCTATACTGGCTGTTAGCCATCATCATACGTGACTGCCACCTGTCCTTGTGTCAATAGGAAATGTGTGGCTAATAGCCAGCGTGCCAAAGAAGCCGCTGCAACCCCAAGACAAGTATGTCGTGCGTCTGCCTGACGGGCTCCGAGATCGGATTCGCGAAGCCGCAGCCGAAAACGGCAGGTCCATGAACGCCGAAATTGTCGCTCGGCTTGAGAAGTACCCAAAGCTGGCCGGCCTAGAACCCCTCCTAGCCTTCGCCAACGCCGAGCGCGCTCGCCTCGAACAGGAGGCAGTGTTTCTGAAGGAGCAACACGAGTTTTGGACGAATGTTGTTACTGAAGCCTCGGCGAACGTCGTCGAAGGGGGTTCGGAACACCAAAAGCTTGGTGGCGTGATCGAGCGGATGCGCCGCGAGCTCACGAAGTTATTGCTCGATCGCCGCGACGCTGAGAAAGCCCAGGTGCAAGCGTTAATGGAACAGCAGGCCGAGTTGATCGATCAACTCCGCTCGACCCAACGGCTGGTTTCCGGCGCGGCAAAGCGCCAGAAACGAGATTGACGAAATGTCGGTCCGTAAGCGTACATGGACTTCTGGCAAGGGCGTCGAAAGGACCGCCTGGGTCGTTGACTATGTCGACACGAAGGGTGCCCGCCGGCTCAAGACGTTCGCCAAGAAGAAGGACGCCGATGCCTTCGCCGCAAAGGCGTCGATCGAAGTTCGTGAAGGCACCCACGTCGCCGACAGCGACAGCGTCACCGTCGAGACCGCCGGACGCATGTGGCAGGCCACGTGCGAAGCAGCCGGGCTCGAGCGATCGACGTTGGCTCAGTATCGCCAACACCTTAAGCTCCACATCATCCCTCTGATCGGCTCAACGCTGATGTCGCGATTGACCGTGCCGGTCGCCCGCAAGTTTGAGGACGATCTGCGAGAGCAAGGCCGATCGGTGGCCATGGTTAGGAAGATCATGACCAGCTTCGGATCGCTAATCGCCGACGCGCAGGAACGGGGGCTCGTTACCCGCAACGCTGTCCGGGAGCGTCGTCGCGGCCGCCACAAAGGCAAGGAGCGGCGCCAGGAAAGGCGGCAGAAGGGCAAGCTGAAGGTTGGCATCGATATTCCGACACCTGTGGAAGCAAAGGCCATCGTCGGCGCACTCATGGGCCGGTGGCGGCCATTGCTGCTGACGGCGATCTTCGTAGGCCTTCGTGCGTCCGAGTTACGCGGGCTGCGCTGGAGCGACGTCGATCTGGATCGCCGGACGATCCGCGTTCATCAGCGGGCCGACCGCTTCAATGACATCGGCCGGCCGAAGTCAGAAGCGGGCGAGCGAACAGTTCCAGCGCCGCCCATCGTGATCAACGCGTTGCGCGAATGGAAGCTGGCGTGCCCACGAAGCGACATCGACTTGGTGTTCCCGAACGGCGCCGGCAAGATCGAAAGCCTCGCCAACATCATCAACCGCGGGCTGATCCCCGCGATGATTGCGGCGGGCGTCACCACGGACACAGGCAAGCGAGATGAGTCCGGGCAACCGATCCTCGCCGCCAAGTACACCGGCATGCACGCGTTGCGGCATTTCTACGCGTCATGGTTGATCAATCGTCCACAGGACGGTGGACTCGGCCTGTTGCCCAAGGTCGTGCAAGAGCGGCTGGGGCACTCGTCGATCGTGATCACCATGGATACCTACGGCCACCTCTTTCCGTCGAGCGATGACGCCGACGAGATGGCGGCCGCTGAACGAGCGCTGCTCGGATAG